TGTTTCGGTAGCCATTTTGCCGTCTATTGTATCTTCTCGTGGTTCTAATATGGTTCTTGCTGGTACTGAGCCTTCGGGTCAAGGTTCTCTTTCTGGTATTTCTATTGTTAAAAATGCTCCTACTCAAACTTCGTTGGCTACTGCTAATACTTCGTCGGATGACCGTGCTCTTTATCTTAACTCTGATTTATCTGCATTGTCAATTCGCGCAACTGAGTATCTTCAGCGCTGGAAAGAAATAGTTCAATTTAGTAGCAAGGATTATTCGGACCAAATGGCTGCTCAATTTGGTATTAAAGCTCCCGAGTATATGGGTAATCATGCTCATTATATTGGTGGTTGGTCTAATGTGATTAATATTAATGAGGTCCTGAATACTAACTTGACTGCTGATAACTCTCAGGCTGTTATTGCTGGTAAAGGTGTTGGTTCTAGCTCTGGTCATACTATTAATTATGATTGCGGTGCTGAACATCAGGTGATTATGTGTGTTTACCATGCTGTTCCTTTGCTTGATTGGTCTCTCAAAGGCCATAATCCTCAATTATTATGTACTTCTGTTTCTGATTTCCCGCAACCTGCTTTTGACCAGTTAGGTATGCAGCCTGTTCCGGCTCTGGCTCTTAATAATAGTCCTTCATCTGCCACCGGCAATATCGGATATAGTTTGCGTTATTGGCAGTGGAAGTCTTCTGTTGATACTGTTCATGGCGCATTTCGTCCTGCTGCTGCTTACCAGTCTTGGGTTGCTCCGCTCCAAGGTTCTCAGGTACAGGTTTCTGGTCAGTCTTCTCTGAGTTATCAGTCATTTAAGATTCGTCCTCAGCAATTGAATTCTATCTTTGAGCCTCAGATTACTACTAGTAATTATAATGTGGCTTATGACCAGTTATTGTGTAATGTTAATTTCCAAGTGTATGCTGTGCAGAATTTGGATAGAAATGGTTTACCTTATTAATTATGTGTTGTTATGAGAAAATTTGCTTATGTTAATCCTGATTTTGAACAGGATAGTGTGGTTCCTGAATTGGTTGAAGGAAATCCCTGTTACGAGGCTAGTGCATATGATTCAGTTATGTTGGAAGAATTGTCTGACGGTTCGTATATGTATATGGATATGACTTCCATCCTCCTTAATCAGGAGAAGTATCGTCGTCTTCTCGGTGACATGAATGTACAGGATATACTTTCTCAGATGCATCCTACTCAGTCTACTGTAATGGATGATATGACTGACGAAGAGCGATTTAACTGTGTTATTTCTCGTCATTGCCAAACTATGTCGGAACGTCAGGCTGTTCTCTGGCAGTTGGCTAGTGAGAAGTCAGAATTATCGGCTTACGCTGAATCTTTATTGGCAGAGAATAAGGCAGCGCCGTCTCCGGATTCCGCACCTGCCTCTGAATCATAATGGGTTTATTTGATGCTATTGCTTCTTCAGCTGCAAATCTTACCGACAATATTTTCGGTATGGTTAATCAAAATCATCAGAACAAGGTTAATCTTCGCATGATGCGTGAACAAAACGCATTTAATGCTGACCAAGCTGGTATACAGCGTCAATGGCAAACTGATATGTGGAACCGTAATAATCTTTATAATTCGCCTACTGCTATGATTTCTCGTGGTTTGAATCCGTTTGTCCAAGGTTCTGCTGCTATGGCTGGTTCTAGGTCTCCCGCGTCTGGCGGTTCTGCTGCTACTGCTGCCCCTGTTCCTAGTATGCAAGCTTATAAACCTAATTTTTCTAGTGTATTTCAATCTCTTGCATCTCTTGCTGAAGCTAAGGCCTCTGAATCCGCAGCTGGCGAATTGGGTTCTCGCGCACGGCAGAATGATACGGTGACTCCTCTTTTGGCTGATTATTATAGAGGTCTTACTAATTGGAAGAATTTGGCTGTTGGTTCTTCTGGTTACTGGAATAAGGAAACTGGCCGTATATCTGCTGCTCTGGACCAATCTACTGAAGCTCAAAATTTGAAGAACGCTCAGTTTGCTGAACGTATATCGGCTGCACAGGAAACACAAATTTTGCTTAATTCTGACGCTCAGCGTGTTCTAAATAGATATCTGGACCAGAATCAACAGGCTGATTTGTTTGTTAAGGCGCAAACATTAGTCAATCTTCAAACTCAAGGTGCTCTTACGGAGAAACAAATTCAGACTGAAATTCAGCGTGCTATTCTTGTTTCTTCTGAATCCTCTGGCAAGAAAATTGATAATCGTATAGCTTCTGAAACTGCCGATTCTTTAATTAAGGCTGCCAATGCTTCTCATGAATTGCAGTATCGTGATAGTACGTATGATTATAAGAACGTCAAGTTACGTAAGCATACGGAGTATAAAACTTCTATGGCTAATCGGAAGGCTGCTGAATATGGTGCTGAATTGGTTCGTAAGCAAAACCGGACTCATTATTGGGATTCTGTATCACGCGGTCTTGGTTCTATTGCTTCTGGTGCTGGTAATTTTGTTGGCTCATTTCGTCATTCTGCTAATATCTATCGTAATGATTACGGTCCCCGTAATACTACAATTTATAACGGCAGGTGATAACATACTTCAGGACTAGAAGCCCATCGCGGCGTTTGAGCGATATACACCCGCTGCCCGCGTAGGGCCTGATCGAAAAACGGAGCGGAGCGACTTCCTTATAGGAGCGCCCCGCTCCGGTATTTTAGCGCGACGGCGCGCAAAGGTAAGGCAGTTTATGCCTTGCCGTGTCTATACACCCCTGTTTACATCCACTTGTTAATTAAGCGAAGCCCCTAGTTGTGTGCGAAGCAAATTCGAGTTATCCTCTCGAATTCTCCATTTCCTTGTCCATAAACGCACAACTCACACTCTACGGTAGAACCTAAAAAAAACAGTTTTTTTTTGTGATTATGAAAATAGTTCGTATATTTGCCCCATGTAGAAGTTACAACTATTATTAACATTTTAAAATTATTACAATTATGCAGAAATTTATTATCTCAGTTAAAGAAAAAACTACTGGTCACGATGTTATTCCGCCTTATATCGTTAATTCTCTCGATAGTCTTGGAGACTATTCTGAACGAGTTTCTCCGTTGGGTCTTATTGTTATTGTGGATTCAATTAAAGAAGAGAATAATTTTGTTGAACTTAAAACTCGAACTAATGAAAAGTAGTAATATTTGGAAAATTGTGATTGGAGCTGTATCCGCTGCCCTTGGTTATATTCTTAATGCTATTGGATTATGAATTATATTCTTATGCATTTTTTTGAATACCTGTTGTATTCTAATGTTCATTTTTCGGTGACTAGTGCTAGGCGTACTCCTGAACAGAATAAAGCTTGCGGTGGTGTTCCGAATTCTCAGCATCTTGTAGGTGAGGCTGTTGATATTAAGCCTTATGGTTCTACTACATTCAATAAGTTGCTCGAAACGATTCATTTTTTCTCTGATAATGTTTCGCCGTTTGACCAGCTTATTATATATCCGACATTTATTCATGTTTCATTTTGCCCTCGTAATCGCCGGCAGGTAATTGATAAACGTAAATAATTATGAAATTTTCTCCCGATTTATTTAAGGCTGTTGACCATTGTCAGCATCGTTCATTTATCACAAATAGGTATAATGGTGCACGCATTGCTGTAGATTGCGGTCAATGTGATTATTGTATCCATAAGAGAGCCCAAAAAGCGTCCATGCGCGTGAAGACTGCTGGAAGTGCTTTTAAATATTCTTATTTTGTTACACTTACTTATGATAATGAACATGTTCCTCTTATGTCTTGTAAGGTTTTGCATAGTGATTATGAGGACGCTGTAGGTATTTCGGGAGATATTCATTTTGGCTATGAACATCATAAGTTTATTCCTGTTTCCGAATATCAATGTGATGATAACTCCATGTTGCGTCATATATTCTTCGAGCAAGTACAAGGCACAGTGCCGTTTGACCGTGAGATTAAGGAATATGTTCCTGTTAAGGATAATTGGTTTCTCAGTATGGACGCTATTCGTAGTTTTATCTATAAGACGCAATCGGTTGACAAGACGGATTATCTCGCTTCTGAACAATACGGTCGTGATAACCTTATTCCCTTTTTAAATTATGTTGATGTCCAGAATTATATTAAAAGATTACGTAAATATTTATTTAAACAACTAGGTTCTTATGAAACGTTACATTTCTACGCTGTCGGTGAGTACGGCCCTGTTCATTTCCGTCCGCATTATCATATCTTATTATTCACAAACTCGGAAGAAGTCTCAAAGGTATTACGATACTGTCACGATAAGAGTTGGAAACTCGGTCGTTCAGATTTCCAGATTGCCCGCGGTGGAGCTTCTTCATACGTTTCGAGTTACGTTAATAGCCTTTGTTCTGCTCCCTTATTATATCGCTCATGCCGCGCGTTTAGACCCCGCTCGAGAGCGTCTCTCGGATTCTTTGAGAAAGGTTGCTCTTTCGTGGAAGATGAAGACCCTTATGCGCAGATTGAACAAAAGCTCGATTCTGTCGTTAATGGAAGAATCTACAACTTCAATGGTGTCAGTGTTCGGTCAACTCCACCCATCTCGTATATCCGTACCTTATTGCCCCGATTCTCGTCTGCTCGCAATGACGATAGTATTGCGATTGCTCGAATTCTTCGCGCTGTGCACTCAACGCCAAAAAGAATTGCAAGATATGGATTCATTGACTATGAACAGGGTTCAGTCTTGAGTCTTGTTCGTACTTATTATCAATATCTTAAGGCTAACCCTATTCTTACTGACGATGATAAAATTATATTACATTCTTCTCGGTGCCTTACTAGGTTCTGTAGTAGTTCTAGTGATGTCGATATTGAGTCTTATATTAATAAGTTATATCGGTTGTTCTTATATGTCTCTAAGTTCTTCCGTAATTGGCATTTGCCTGATTTCGGTTCTGACCTTACTTCTTATGCTAATCGTATTTTGTTTATCCTTAAAACGGGAATAGAGTATGAAAAGAAAGCGGATTATGAAAGTTTACGAGATGCATATAAGCTTCGTTCCCAATACCCTGACATTTCGGATTGTATGTTTGCGTTGCCTCAGAGCGGGCAGGAGATTGATGTCTTGTCGAACGTTTCACGTGAAACGGTTCAACTCCTTGAGCAACTCCGGCACCGTAGTGCAACATTCTGTCGTGATATGATTAAGCATAAGAAACTTAATGATGCTAATAATATTTTCAACCGTATGGTTTAATTTTAATTTTATTAATTATGAGTAATTTTAATCCCTTAGACCGAGCTAAAATTCCTACCCATCGGTCTTCTTTCGACTTGAGTTCGAAAAAATTGTTTACAGCCAAAATAGGTGAGATTCTTCCTTGCTATTGGCAGATTGCTATTCCAGGTACTAAATATCGTATTTCCCCTGATTGGTTTACGCGTACTGTTCCGGTAAACACCGCTGCTTATACCCGTATCAAGGAGTATTATGATTTCTATGCTGTGCCGTTACGATTGATTTCTCGCGCGCTTCCACAGGCGTTTACTCAAACGGCGAATTATATGACTTCTGCTGCTTCTAGTTCTGCTAATACGCAACAGTTGACTTCTGTCCCTTATGCTCCTGTCGGTAATATCTCTGCCGAGCTTCAGGCTCGTGTAACTGCTAATACTGTTGATGATGCTGGCTTTGGCTTCGCCTATGGTTCTTGTAAGTTATTGGATATGCTTGGTTATGGTTCATTTATTGGTACTGGTAATACTAAGAAAAAAGAGATTACTATGCAGTATCTTGGTCTTGACATTACTTCACTGTCTGATTCCCAGAACCCGCTTGTTTATGGTACTAGCATTAATTTGAATCTTCTTCCTGTTCTTGCTTATCAGAAGATTTACTTTGATTTCTATTCTAATTCTCAATGGGAAAAGCATTTGGCTTATGCTTACAATGTCGATTACTGGGATGGCACTAGTTCTGTTGAGGTTTCCGCTGACATGATTAAACTTCGTTATGCGGATTATCCTAAGGACTATTTTCTCGGTGTTCTTCCTTCTTCTCAATATGGTTCGGTAGCCATTTTGC